ACCAAATCTGGGTTAGCTAAGATATCATCTTCTACAGCTAGGTCAAATGCAGCATAGTTGCTTTTACCTGTAAGCTGAATATACCCTCTTCCACGGAACTTGAACCCCTCTCCAGAAGATTCTGGACCATTACCCATACGAGATGCATAAACTAGATTAGCAATCTTTTCAGGTTTACGCTCATATGCTGCAGCTTTAGCAGTATCAAGAGTTTTATCAGCTTTTAAAAAGTATTTCTTAAAAATACCCATAAGACCCTTAGCAGAATAGTTAAGGTTTTCTTGAGTTAATCTAAATCCACCAGATTCGTGACCACATTGTGCCAAGAAATGAGCTAATCTTAATGGTGTATTTACACCAAACTTTTCCATAACACCTGGGATCTGTCCAATAACAGTATCCGGAACGTGTCCTTTTAGTTTATCTAAGTTCATATGTATAATTGTTTACTTCTTCTTCTTAGGAGCAGCTTTAGGAGCCACTTTCTTAACTTCTTTCTTAATCTCTGCTACAGCAACAACTTTTTGAATCTTGCTACCAAATAAGAACTTCTTAACTAATTCAATAATCTTTTTCATACTATTTATTTTTTTTACCAATCTTCCAGTATGTCTGGAATCCATAAGAAATATTTCCGTTTATATCAGATCCGGCTTTTAGTCCGTATATCTTATCTTTTTTAGTTTTTAGGATAAGTCCTGCTTCTGCAGCTTGTAATCCTAATGTTTGTGAAGTGGTAACACCACCTCCTACATACAATTGTGTTTTAGCTGGAGCTTGATTAGTAATTGTTACTGTCTTAGTAACAAATGGAATCTTGTAATCATATTTCCAAGAACGTCCTTTAATCTTATTTTCTTGAATACTATCAGTAACCACTACATATCCAAGGGTATCTAGTTTTACACTGTCAACATATATTGCTAAAGCAGTGTACATCTTAACTAGATTATCAAACTGTATCTTTAGAGCAGCATAATTAGTATCAGCTAGATACTCAGTCTTTCCTGCAATAAATAAACTATCATGAATAATCTTAGCCGGTAAAGGCTTAGAAAAAATCAAACTATCCTTTTTAAACCAGGTAGTATCGTGTACTATTAAAGTGTCAGATGTTGGACGCTCTCCTCCACCTACACAACCTTTATTCTGTAAAAGAACAAAGACTACTAGTACACCTATAATAAAGATGTATATCTTATTCATCAGTTTTCTTTTTTAATGAGAACTTATCCCCGGTGTCTCCAAGAAGAGCTGCAATACAGATGTACATAACAGCATCGACTAAAGCATCAGAAGGTTTAATATCTCCATGACTAAAACTATTAGCTGTAAGAGTGACACATAAAAAAAGAGCACACATAAAACCTACTACTGGTTTGATAGAGGTTGATCCACGCTCATCTTTAAATAGGTCTAGCACCCATTGCTTAAAAGTCATACTTAATTGTTTTTATTTTATATACCTTATCATCAGGTAGCACTGCTGCAACTGCTTGATACTCAGGTATTTCTTTCTTCGGAGCTATAGGAGCACTTGTAGATTTAAATAACTGACGCTCTAAGTTATCAATCCTAGTCTTGTCTATATTAGACTGAGCCATAAGAAGCTTAACATCAGCTTTAATCTCATTTACATCGTTCCAGATTAGCAAACTAACAAGTGATACTAAAGTGGGAAATATCCACACCTTAAAAGCAGCTATAGATGGATTTTCTCTAGTCATTTTTATTTAAGAATTTAGACTGTTTTTAACAATTTAAACTCATACACTGATCCTTGAGGCTTTTCTAAGCTGATAGTCAATGAGTTAGGAATGATATTACCAGTCTTATCCTTACGTACAAAATAACGTAAGCCAGAAGGTTGACTCACTACTGCTTGTCCACCTCCAGCTGTGACATTTTGAGCAGGAATCAAGATAGAATCTTTAGGAACGTTAGTACTGCCTGATACTGACATCATAGTTCCCGGAATAGGGAACCCTAAAGCATCTTTTTGGGCATAAAATTTCTTAGCCATGATATAATTTATTTATAAATAAACGTTTAAAGTGTAGTTTTTCTGTAAACCCTACATTATAATATACAAAATATTGAGGAATTATCCTAGATTTGTTTATAAAACACCAGACATTATGGAAAGTAAAAAGTATGCGTATGCTCTGCAGGAGAAACTGGTTTCTCAGTTTAGACAGACATTCTATGAAAAAATGGGGTATTATCCCATAGTGATTACAGAAATGATTGACCATGAAGGAGCTTACACGCCTCTTATGACGCTAGAAAAACTTAAAAAACTATTTAATATCTTTTTACCTACAAAGAATGGTAAGAAATTACCACTTGATAGTAGATCAAGATGTAGAGAGCTTGTAGAATTAAGACAAATCTATTGTTCTATAGCTAGAAGTATGAAGTATTGTCTTAAGACTATTGGTGAAACACTTGGTAACAGAGACCACACTACAATAATTCATAACGTAACCACTTTTAATAACCTATATGAAACTAACTACGAGTTTCGTCATAAATATGCAACCATTGTTAAATATATAAAAGATAATCATGAGCCTTCAATTATGGACTACGTGCAGGAAGTACAATATGAGCCCGAACCAGATGTTCCTTCTGGATTGCTATAGTAGCAAGATTATACCGGGAACAATTATTAATGAGGAGGCAGAACTTCTACTCTGTCAAAAAATGGGATTAATAAACATGAGTCGTGAGCTTACACCATTAGGTTCACAAGCACTTGATGAATTTAAAACGTTTCAAACAAAGACTAAAGCTAAAGTAACCACTGAAGTTTTAGGTAAAGACTTCTTAGATAAGGTCAAAGAGTATTTAAATATATTTCCAGATTCAACAACTCTTCCAGGGGGAAGAATACCTACATCAAGAGAACTTGCTAAGCAAGGTGTAGATGAAATCAAAGGTAAATTTGTATGGTTTAGAAAAGCATATCCTGAGTATAGTTGGGATGTTATACTAGACGCTACAGAATACTATGTCTATTTAAAAAGTTTAGACGGGTATAACTATATGGTTACCAGTAGTTATTTTATTAAAAAACATGACCCACGTACAAAAGAGATAGCATCTAAGCTAGCAGACCACTGTCAGTTGATTACAGAAAATCCGAATATTCTTAGAGATTTACAAGACAGTTAGGTTTTTCTTAGAAAAAGTATTATATTTACAGTACAAAACACATAAACACAATGAATACACAAAGAATCCTCACCTCAGAAGAAGAGGCTCAAATCTCTGACCTCTTTCAAAAAGTTACCGTATCTATTCCTGGAGTAAGTTCAGATATCAGAGCTATCAATATTGATGGTTTTAGACTAGGCGTCAGTAAAATGATGGAAATAGCTGACTTAAAAGGTAAACTTGAAGCATTAGAAGTTTCTATAGAAACCATTAGATCATCTAGAACAAGAACAGTATGAGTACCAAGCCATCAGATGATAGAGCTTACGGTGCTAGAAACTACTCAGAAATTTTAGCAGAAGGTCTAGGTTACATCAACGACAGAAGACATGGTAGGATTAAATCCTTTAAAACACCATGGTTAGGTTTTAATAGAGCCGGTATTAACGGTCTAGAATGGGGTTCATTACTTACTATTGGTGCAAGACCTGGTAGTGGTAAGACTATGATTTCTAGTCAGATATTACGTGAAGCTCGTACACAGAATCCCGATCAAGATTTTAACATATTAGAATTCCAGTTTGAGATGGGTGCTAAACAATCAGCATCTAGAGCATTTGCTGCAGAAGTAGCAATGGATTATAATATTGTATTAAGTACTGACCGACAATTAGATGACTACACGTATCAGTTGATGCAAGATCACCTTGCTGAAACTAAAGCTATGGAAGCTGTAGGTATACGTAGAATACAGATTAACAAACCTCTTACAAACAAAGAGATAGTTGATGCTGTACACTTGTATTATAATAAACTTGGAGGTAAACCAATGATCATTACAATAGATCACAGTTGGCTTATCAAGAAAGGTACAGACGAGAAGGAAAAGATTGCAACTCTCTACAATACTGTAGAAGCTTTAATGCAACTTAAAAATGAACTTCCAGTAATTATCATCATGCTTACTCAGCTTAATAGAACTATTGATGATGCTTCTAGAAAGAATCCAGGTTCTATAGCTAACTTTCCTACATCATCAGATATATTTGGTGGTGATGCTCTTATGCAAGGATCAGATATGGTTGCAGTTTTGAACAGACCTTATAAGTCTGATATCAAAATCTACGGACCAAAGTCATACGAATGTAAGTCTGAAGATGTATTTATGCATCTACTAAAAAACAGAAACAATTCAGATGATAACAATCTAATCTATCTTAAGATGGATGGTGTAAGACAACGTATGATAGAAGTGGGAGAACCACCATCTAGAACTGCTTCAGGTGCACCCGGTACGGGAAAACCAAAAGGTAGAACTATAGGTCAATTTACAACAGGTAATGTCTCTGCTGACATCGGAGACGAGTTATAACAATAATACATTCACAATTAAAACAAAAGCACATGTCACAGTTTATGTCTGATGATGAGCACAAAGAATGGAAGAAAGCTAAGCTTGAAGCCATACGTGACTATCATCAAAGTCTGATTGACGATCTTGGAATTTCAAGAACAGACTTTAATATGAAGATGCCTTTCTACAACTCACGTGGTGAGATGGTAGTAGGTATATTTGCGTCAGAGTTTAAAAAAGAAAAAGGTTTCTTCTTTGAACTAGTTAACAGAGGTTTAGAACCTACTAAACCTGAAAGAACAGTTTATAGAGTTGCACCTAGTACTACATTTCAAGATGAATATGAACTAAATGAAAAAGGTTCTTATCTTGTTTCACTAGATGAACTTAGAACTGTTAATCCGCAATCAGTTGCTATTAGTAAATCTTCTGCAGTAACAAGCAGTGATAGATTTAATACTAAACAACCAGCTGCCCCAGAAGTAATGTACAAAGCACCAGCACCTATGGAAGATGCTCCGTACTCTGATATGACTATTAGAGATTACTACGCTATCCATACAGGTAAGCCTGTAAGTGCTAAAACATGGTTAAACGAACTAATAAAACAAAAGTAATATGGGACAAGGAATCTTAGTGATTGCAGAATCAGGATCAGGTAAATCTACTAGTATAGAAAAACTAGATCCAAAAGAAACATTTATTATTAATATTGCAAACAAACCATTACCTTTCAGAGGTTGGAGAAAAAACTACACAATCTGGTCTAAGGATAATCCATCTGGTAATATGTATGATAAAGCTACCCCAGCTAACATTGAGGCAGCTTTAAAATATGTCAGTGAGAAACGTCCTGAGATTAAAAATATTGTGATAGATGACTTTCAGTATATGAGCTCGTTTGAGTTCTTTGAAAGAGTAGATGAGAAAGGTTACGAAAAGTTTACACAGATAGGTGCACACCTTGCACGTGTAGCTAGATTACCTAAAGACCTAAGAGAAGATCTTATGGTGTTTATTTTGACCCATGCTGAAGAATCTACAGACATGGAAGGTAAAAAGAAGTTTAAAGCTAAGACCATTGGTAAAATGGTTGACGAAAAACTTACTTTAGAAGGTTTATTTTCCATAGTTTTGTTTGGGAAAGTAAAGAAAGACAAAGACGGAAACATCAGATATGTATTTGAAACATCTAACAATGGTGAAAATACATGTAAATCTCCAAGAGGTATGTTTCAATCTTTTGAAATAGAAAATGATCTGCAACTTGTAAAAGAAGCAATCATAGCTTACGAGAACTAGTATAAAATAAACGTTTAATAATTAAATTCAAACAACATGTTTAGCACAAAAGGACAAGAAGTCAAAGCAACAGGTGGAGTACAAAAATCTCTACAATCAGGAGTAGTTTATGCACACATTTACAGTGCATCAGTAAGAGAATCAAAAGGAACTGGTAAGAAATCTCTAGAATTAGTACTAGAGTCACCAGCTATAGATGGTTTTGAAGGTTGGGCTATTAGCAAAGATGATCAAGAAGGACCAAAGTTTAAAGGTCAATCAGCTAGAGTTTCTGCAAGTATCTGGATTGATACATACAATGAAACTAGTCCGTCTAAAAACGAGATTATGAACAAGCTTAGCGTTATTGCTGTAGAACTAGGTCTTAAGCCTGAGTTAGATAATATCAACGCATCTAGTATTGAAGACTGGGTTGCTCAAGTAGCTAATCTATTGAAAGGAAAAGATCTATACTTCTTCTTAAAAGGTACTGAAGAAGAATACAATGGTAAAACAATTGTAAAATTGTCTCTACCTAAGTATAAATTTGCTTCATCAGACGAAACTAAGTTAGATAAGTTTGATAAGAACAATCAGTATCATTATAAAGCTTTACAGACCAAAGCAGTATCTAGCTTTGAACCAGCTAATGATGACTTTGAGATGTAATTAGGTTGGTGAATAATAAATGGGGAGTGTTCTGCACTCCCCTATTTTATTACACTTAAAAATTGTGTTATGTTTAAAACCAAAAACTTGGTACATGACATTAAAGATGTACCAGTAGCATGGATATTTGAACATTTCTGCAAGCTAAAAGAAAAGCTTAATGGGCATGATGTAAAGATTAAGTCTCTCTTCAATTTGAAAGAGCGTACACCAAGTATGTGTATATATTATGACGCTAAGAAATCTACTTACCGTTATAAAGACTTCTCATCAGGCAAAGGTGGTTCTGCAATAGATCTAGTAAAAGACATTGAAGAAGTTTCCTACCACAAAGCTTGCTCTCTAGTTGTAGAAAAGTACAATGACTTTGTGCTACACAACAATGGCGGATATGATCTGCAAGAGTTTAAGCAAGCTTCTAGATATAAAGTGAATTCTTATATATTTAGATCGTGGAATACTCAAGATCAATATTTCTGGACCCAGTTTAATATAGGTACTAAACTTCTTGAGGAGTACCATGTAAGACCTTTGTCTTCATATAACATGCATAAAGATACTGACGATGGTTCTAAAGACTTAACAATCTTTGGTAACTACTTGTATGGTTACTTCAAACAAGACGGTTCACTTTATAAAATCTATCAGCCAAAAACGTTAGATAAAAAATTTATAAAAGTAGCTGACTATATACAGGGCTCAGAACAGCTAAAGAATCATAAGTGGTTAATCATTACATCTTCTTTAAAAGATCTTATGGCGTTAAGAAGTCTTAAACTACCTATAGATATTATAGCTCCTGATTCAGAGAACACTGTTATACGTAGAGAAGTAATGGAATCTTATATACACAGATACCAAAAAGTAATTGTAATGTTTGACTTTGATGAACCAGGTATAAAAGCAATGGAGAAGTATAAAGAACTTTATCCTGAAGTAGAATATGCTGTATTACCAATGAGTAAAGATCCTGCAGATTCCATTAAAGACTATGGTGCTAAAGAGGTATTCTACCGCATAGTGCCTATTTTAAATAAAAGAATACTTAATGACGAAGAGAAAAACGACTAGACGTGCTGTTACACCTAAGACTAGAAATGCAGGTACAATGACTGAATCTGCATTTTGGAGTTTTATCCGTAGTGCATTACGTCAGAAATCTAGATGGTGGAAACCTATTACAGAATGTAAGATGAAAGCTCGTAGAGCTTACAAGGGTACACTAAAAAGACAAAAATTTGAGTATCAATGTAACTCTTGTAAACAATGGTTTCCAGAAAAGAAGATTAACGTAGACCATATAGTTGGTGCGGGTAGTCTTAACTGTGCTACAGATCTTCCAGGATTTGTAGAAAGACTGTTCTGTGAACAAGATAATTTACAAGTGTTATGTACAGAATGTCATGATAAGAAAACAAAACTAGAAAAAGAAAAGTGAAATGGAAGATCCAGTTATTGAAGCTGTTATAGAACAGATAAGAAAAGATTTTGAGATGGATGATGTATCAGCTTTGTATGAAATGCTTGAATATGTTCCTAAGAAAAACTTGTTAGCTTATCTGCCAGAAGAAACATCTAAACAATTAAAAAAACCTTAAGTAACATGAGTGAAGAAAAGAAACCATGTCCATCTAGTATTGCTGATTTACAAGGTCAGTTAGATGATCTTATTAAATTTATTGAGTATGAAGAAGCTATGACAGTAGATCCAACTACTCAAAAACGTATTAGAGCTAAACTTATAGAACTAGGTATATGGCAAAACAATTAAAAATAGAAGAGCTGATACGTAAATATCCGCTAATATTCGAAACATATCCGGGAAACCCTATGGGAATAAACTGGTACGGACTACCAGAAGGTTGGATTCCAGTGGTAGATAAACTATGTGGATCTATACAATCATATATAGATCGTTACAATAGATATACAGAAGAAGGACCTATCAAACCTCAGCAAGTTACCTGTACTCAAATGAAAGAAAAGTTTGGAGGTTTACGCTTCTATACCAACGGACATGATGATATAGTAGAGGGTATGATTAGTATGGCAGAGTATATTTGTGAGAATACATGTCAAGACTGTGGGTCTGAAGAAGATCTAGGCATAACAAAAGGATGGATATCCGTATTATGCAGACAGTGCGTTATAGCTAATGGTGACATAGCTATGTCTAACTGGGAATCTACAAATAAACAATAAACAAAACACATTATGAATTTAGAAGAAATGATGCAGGATACTGCAGAGGTATTAGAGAAAAGCTTTTATGATAAAAAGTTTTACTTTAGCTACAGCAGCTTAAATAAACTTATGTGGAACCCAGCTGTATTTTATCAGATGTATGTTCTGGGTATGAAAGAAGAGCGTACTGATGCTCACTTAGTACAAGGTAAAATTGTACATGCACTATTATTAGAAGAAGATAAGTTTAATGACCAGTTTATTATCAGTCCAGGTAAATTACCAGGTGATTCTGTTAAAACTGTTATAGATAGAGTATATAATCACTATGCTGAAGTATCAGCAAATGGTGACTTAAGAACCAAACTAGAAGATTTTGACCAAGCTGTGTTGGATGTCATGAAAGATATGAATTATCATCAATCTTTAAAGACAGACCAACAACGTCTAGATAAAATCATATCTACAGAAACTACTAACTATTGGGAGTTTTTAAAGACAAAAGGTAATAAAACTCTTATTGATCAAGAAACTTATGACTTCTGCAAAAATGCTGTAGACCTTATTAAAACTGATAAGAATCTTTGTGATCTTATTGGTTGTAATCTAACAGATTTTGACAATAAAGAAGTATATAATGAGCTTCCTCTATCAGTAGAATACGGTAATGAACCATTTGGACTTAAAGGAATTATTGACAATCTTGTGGTAGATCACGATAAAAAGACTATTTTTGTTAACGACATTAAAACCACAAGCAAAGATCTAAAAGACTTTAAAGAAACTATAGAGTTTTATTCTTACTGGTTACAAGCTGTAATGTATTGCACTTTAACTAGTATAAAATTCAAAGACTTACTAGAATCAGGATACAAACTTAAGTTTCATTTTGTAGTTATTGATAGATCGTTTCAAACATACTCTTTCTATGTAAGTGAGCCAACTTTAAATAGCTGGTTAGATAGAATGAATAAAGTGTTAGAAGCAGCTAAATGGCATTACGTTAATAAAAACTATACTTTACCGTATGAATTTGCAACAGGAAGTGTAGTTCTTTAAAGATTCATCATGATAGAGAGCTTATATGGTAAATATTTTCAAAAGTCTAGGTCATTTTTGTACCCAGCTTTAGGAATTAAAAAAAGCAGTAGCACTCATCCTACAGGTACTTATCTTTCCCTTGAGGGGAAGATAGGTCCTGAAGATATGAAGCTCATCTGCAGTTATAACAATTGTGAAACAGATGGTTTTAAAGCATTTGAAAACAAAATGTTACTCACAAACCCTTTATTTGAACAAGTCATCCAAGTACAGGATTATAAGCTCTATGTGTTTGATTATCAGACATATAAAGATGACTGGTTCAACTTCTTACTAGGAAAATATTCTAAGCTATCAACTGTTCTAAAACGAGCTATTAAAGTTTACTATGGAGAAAACTCTTCAGAGTATAAATACATGGATTCATACCTCTACCCTGAAAAGTACCACGGCTTGTACGCAAAAATTTTAGATGTGGATATCAAAACAATAAAGTCAAGCGGTGGTGAGTTATGTGATCCATGTAACATAGATAAAGAAACTTTAAAAATTCCAATAGAACATTTGGTAGTCTTAGATAAGTAAGTAAATTTGTATAAATAAAAAACCAAACAATGAATAAATCAATGATGCTAGTTACATCTAGCTGGGGTCCACGAAAGACTTTTAAACTGATCCCTATTACACCTGAAGCTATTTACAATGAAGGAATCTTTGATCCAGATAGTAAAGTATTAGCTCTAATTGGTAAAGAGAAAAAACAATCTTTACACATGTTGGCTAAGCTTAATGATCTAGGAGATCCGCAAGAACTCAAGATTGGTAAAAGATCTAATGGTAAATCATACGCTGAAGAACGTAGACAATTAGAAAGTTTCTATGAGTATTACGTAGAAAACCCAGCAGAGATCATCAACATCATCAACATGATTGCTATTAACGCAGATTCATTTGATTACAAAGAACATATGGAATCACCAGCTACACCTCCTGCAGGTCCAAAGCATAGTGGTATCATTACAGAAGCTTAATCATCATTCCTATTAATAACCAACTAAAGGGAAGAGAAATCTTCCCTTTTTTCAGCTTCACTAATTACGGGGGAACAGCTTAACTGAACAATCATATATGGCACAATCTGCAACACCTACTCATTGGGTAATGGACTACGAAACAATTGTAAACTGTTTTGTAGGAGTATTCCAGCATTACAAAGATGATGATATCAGTGAGATATTTATCATTACTAAAGATCAAAACGATACAGCTAAGTTTATTGAATTTCTTAATAAGTGTGTGACATTAAAACAGTGGCACATATCTTATAATGGTTTAGCATTTGACGCTCAGATAAGTCAGCATGTACTCATACATCAAAAAGAATATCTTAAACTAACTGGTGAAGAAGCTGCAAAGAAACTATATGCTTATGCACAATCTATTATAGGTAGATCTGATAGAGGCGAGTTTCTAGATTACGCACCATACAAACTTAAAATAAGACAGATAGATCTGTTCAAGATGAACCACTGGGACAATCGTGCCAAGATGAGTAGTCTTAAATGGATACAGTATAGTATGGACTGGGATAATGTAGAAGAAATGCCACATCATCACTATGAATCTGTAGATACATCTGACCAACTAAGTAGTATTGTTTCCTATTGTATTAATGACGTACTCAGTACTAAAGAAATTCTTAAGCATTCTAAAGAACAAATACAGTTAAGACAGACTCTTACAAAAGAATATGGTATTGATTTATACTCAGCATCAGAACCAAGAATATCTAAAGAGTTATTCTTGTATTTCTTGAGTAAGAAGTTGAACTGGGATAAGTCTGAGATCAAAACACTTAGAACACCACGAGACTACATTGTATTAGCTGATTGTATCCTACCTTATGTAAAGTTCCAGACCCCGGAGTTTCAAAAGATCTTAGACTATTTCCGTACAAAAGTAATTACATCTACTAAAGATGGATTTAAATACACTCTTGAGAATAGAGGTGTTAAAACTGACTACGGTCTAGGCGGTATTCACGGTGCTGCAGATGCAGGAGTATATCAAGCAGAACCAGGATGGACTATAATGACATCAGATGTTACATCTTTTTATCCTAATCTAGCTATCAAGAACAAGTTTCATCCTCAACACTTACCACAAAAAGAGTTTGGTGATCTGTATGAATGGTTCTTTGAAGAACGTAAGAAGATACCTAAAACTGATCCTAAGAACTATGTGTACAAGATCATCTTGAACTCTACATATGGTTTAACAGGTGATGAGAATAGTTTCCTGTATGATCCTCGTATGACTATGCAGATTACTATTAACGGTCAGTTATTACTATCCATGCTTTATGAGATGTTGTGTTTAGCTATACCAGAAGCTATGCCTCTAATGCAAAATACAGACGGTCTAGAAATGATGATACCAACATCAGCCATTTCTAAATACATGGAAGTATGTGATAAGTGGCAGGTACTAACTCAACTCAATTTAGAACATGATGAGTATTCCAAAATGGTTATTGGTGATGTAAATAATTACATAGCAGTAACTAAAGATGGTAAAACCAAGTGTAAAGGTCGTTTTGAGTGGGAAGACTTACAGAAAAAGAAGGTTAGTGTATTTCATAAGAACAAATCTTTCTTAATTATTCCTAAAGCTATCTATGCATACTTTACACAAGGTATAGAACCTGAAAAGTTCTTAGAGGACAACCAGTCTATCTATGATTATTGTGCAGGTGTAAAAGCTAAAGGTGGATGGTATTACGAGACTCGAAGATTGATACATGAAAATGAAGGATCTTCTGTAGAAAAGATTAGACTACAAAAAATAGTAAGATACTATGTATCTGAAAAAGGTATAAAACTAATGAAGTGTCACCCGGATGGACGTGAAGCTCAAGTAGAAGCAGGACCT